TGGAGTTCCTGCTGCAGAAGCAGGAACTGATTATTCAATTTATGGAACGTCTGCGTCTCCATTAGTAGCAACACTTGATGAAATCCCTGTATTTGGACTTGATATTGAGGCACTTGACAATATTGTATTGGTTCTTGGACAAATTCGAGATGGGCAAAAGTTTGTTGTGAGTTTAGGTGAAGCAAGTCAAGAACGTGGAGAAAAAGCCATTTGGAAGTGGAATCTTGTTAATCAAAAACGCTTACCTTTTAAAGAAGACAAGTTCAATATTGGATTAGAACTTACTGTAACAGTTCACCGATTTAATGATCCCACCTACGATATAGAACTTCCACAAAAAGTTAGAGGTTATTGGAGAGGTGTCAGAGCAGATGCAAAGACTTTGTTTACAAACTTAACTACCAGTAGCAGTAGTTATTCTAATGATAGACCTGGGAGAATTAATTAATGATTACTTTTCTTTCTCGATATGAATTTGATGACCAATCAATAGATGCAGATGCTGTCGCTGCTATCCGTAAACCCATTGATAAGGTTTATGTTCAAAAGTACACAGTTCAAAGTGGGGAGAGCCTGGAAAGCATTGCAGCAAAAATCTATGGAGACCCCACCCAGTTCTGGCGCATTGCAGACCTAAACCCACAAATTAAGTTCCCCTTGGATCTTGCGTCTGGGATGGTTATTCGTATTCCGCAATGATTATTAAGAATGCTTTTGGTGATGCCCCATCAGTAGTCACCACTGTTATTGGAGGCACAGTGCCTGACCGAAATGTTGTTTCGGTTGAGGTCGTCTACTCCGAAAACAAGCATGACATTGCGACAATTACCTACTCGGGTTTTCCGCCCAAGGCCGTTACTGGGTATCGAGGTCTTCCAGTATTTATTTCTTTTGGAACTAACGAAGCAAACACTATGTACTTCCATGGTTATGTTGCTTACGTAGAAGCAAACTCCTATACCCGTATGGGACGTGTAAACGATTCACTCATCCACGAAGCCAAAGTTGTCTGTTTTGGGACTAGTTATGAGATGAAGCCAAGTCGCAATGCCGTTTACAAGAACATTACTATTTCTAAATTAGTGTCAACCATTGCAAAACGTTATGGGTTTTCATACTCAGTGCCAAACAACAATTACACATTTACAACTATTGAGCAATCAACAAAGTCTGATTGGGAAGTTTTAGTAGATACAGCAAATAAGTTGGGATACCACGTAACTGCATCTAATACACATATCTGTGTATACGATCCAATGTCTTCTTTCTATAGAAGGGTTGCTCCCACTGTTTTGCGTACAGTTAATTCTGAAGAAGGTCGTGAACGTAAGCCTGGGAACATTTTGGAGTTCTCAGGGACATTTGGTGACGTAACTCCTGATGGAGACAGTCATGAATATCTCCTTAAGACTCTTGACTCTAAAGGGAAATCTATTGAGTATTCAACTGCCGACTCATCTGGTAGTGGACTTGGTAGAAAACTTGATAATCGTTTTGTTCAAGAAATCACCTTTAATGCCACATCCAAAGAAACCCTTAGGCAGTTTGCTAGAGGATATGAACGCCAATCAATTCCACTACATGCAGACGTAATTGTGCTGGGCTCATCAACATTGTTTCCAGGTTCTCTTGTGCAAATAGACAATTACGATTCTGAATTTGATGGGTTTTGGGTTGTATCTGAAGCAAAACATGTGATCAATACTGACCACTACATGACGTATCTCCACATCAAAACAGACTCTACAAATCTAGATCCTGTTCAAAGTATTGGTGGTGCAACCTATACTCGTCCACCCATGCCACGGTTAACTGGCAGATTGTGGGTAAGTGAGAAAGAATTTGCCTATGTCTACTAATGTGTACAGGGCTATTGTCTCGCACTCCGATAGTGTTACTGGAGACATTAAGGTTCGAATCCCAGCCAAGTTTGGCCCAGAAACCACCGTTGACATTTCTCGCATTGGTAGAACAGCGTACAATGGAGTCTGGTCAGTCCCATCAATTGGTTCACAAATAGTAGTAACGGCAGATGATGAGGCATTTACAAATGCCTTTTGGATTCAAACTGATTCAACAAGTGCAACTTTGTCTAGCATTCTTGCAACCATTGAATCTATTAATGCACAACTATCGTCAATACAAATATCCAAAGATGTAACTATCTTTGAGGTATTGGACATTTTTAGTTAGAGGACTTATGGCTGTTATTAAAACCCCATTTACTATTGCAACTTCTGGAAAAGTTGACGTAGAAAAACTGACTGATAAGACGGTCATTCAAAAGATTAAAGACTACGTTATGACCCGTCAGTTCGAGCGCCCAATGACACCTTTGTACGGCGCTAATACCCATTACCTATTGTTTGAGAACTTTGATGACCTTGTATTTCAAGAATATAAAACAGAAACTATTCGTGAATTAAACAAGCATATTTCTGGAGCAGAAATTGTTGGAATGGCAATTAAGCCTAGCAAAACGCTTTCCTTATTTGGAGATGACGAAAGCACAATAAACATTGAAGTACAGTACAGACTGCCACTTGGAGGAATCCGAACAGCAGAGTTTGAACTAGTAGCCCCACTTAACCTAACTGAGGATTCACGCCTATGAGCACATTCGATTACACCAGCAGAGATTATTTCTCTATTAAACAAGATCTTCTTGCACGTGCAGAAAGCGTTCTTCCTGAATGGACTTCACGTGATAGTTCTGACTTTGGCATGCTTCTTGTTGATCTTTGGGCATATATGGGTGATGTCCTTCACTACTATGTTGATCGTGCCGCACGAGAAGCATTTCTTAACACTGCAACTCAGCGTGAAAGTATCTTGGCTATTGCCAGTCTTTTGGACTACATTCCTTCTGGTCGTCGTCCAGCAACCGCAACCATTACTGTAAACGCAGCAAACTCTGTAGCAACAGATGCTAATCCAATCTTGATCCCTAAGAACACACGGTTTGTTGCACAACCACTTTTGGAAACGGCTGATTCTGTAATCTTTACTTCAAATACTCCAATTGGTTTTAGCACTACAGGTGCTGCTGTTACTGGATACACAATGTATCCAAAAGCAACTCCAGTTTCTTTGAGTCTTACCGAAGGTGAAGTATTTACAGAGTCTTTTACCAGCAATGGTCAGATAAGTCAGCGTTACACGCTATCAGTAACAGGTGTTGTTGAGACAAATGTTTCTGTAACAGTTGCTGAAGGTGTTGGTGGTTCTGAAGTCCAATACTCACGTGTATCTCGATTTATTGATGCAACCAACTCTGACAAGGTGTTTATCACCCAACTTGCATCTGATGATTCTATGACCGTTGTATTTGGTAATAACGTTTATGGAAAAATCCCAACTACCAATGCTTTAGTTACGATCACCTATCGACGTAGTCGTGGATCTGCTGGAAACGTGGATGCTGGAGCAATTACTGCTTTTGAGTCTCTTACTAATATTTATGGCCCACCTTACGATGGAATTACCATTACTCCAAACACCACACGTGCGCTTGGTGGTGTTGATAGCGAAAGCATTACTTCTCTTCAAGCAAACATTCCTGCATCATTTAGGTCCCAAGACCGTGCGGTATCTATCCAAGACTACGAAGACTTGGTGCTTCGAGTACCAGGAATTGTAAAGAGTAAAGCCACTGTAGTTACTGGTGCTACGGCAAAGACTGGATACATTACAAACAAATCTTTGAGTGCAAGTGTTGCGACACTTACCACGTCAGCAGCACATGGTCTTACCGTTGGTGAGACTATTGCAATCTTTAATGTTGATGACACTTTTAACGGAACGTATGTGGTCAAGACTGGTTCAACAGGTACAACTCTTAAGTATGATTTGAACTCTGCAAGCGTTGCTTCTGCAAGTGTGTCTTCTTCGGCAACGTATGAGAATGCTCAAATCAAGATTTACGCATTGACGGACCAGTCAACTTACGACGGAACTCCTGCTGTATCTCCAACTACAAGCCCGTTGGCTCTTGGGAGTTCCTATCGTGATTCTATTTATGAATACCTTGCCCCACGAGAAATGGTTGGTATTAATACGGTTGTCATGCCTTCAGTTGCACTTAACTCTGTGAGCATTGAGGTGACAGTCTCTGCTCTTCCAAATTACGTTCAGAACGTCGTGTCTGCTGATGTAGAAGCAGCCATCAAAAACTTGTTTATGTTTGATGAAGTTTCTTTTGGACAGACTATGACTCTTGGTTATCTGTACCGAACAATCTTGGACGTTCCTGGAGTTGACTACGTTACGGTAAACCGCTTCTCAACTTCTGCAACTACTGGAGATGTAATTGATACTGTTGGTCTTAGCCCAGTTGTAAAGGGAGTTAAGGCTTCAGATAATAACTTGCTGGCATATACCTCATTTAGGCTTCGTCGAAAAGACAACATCTCTGCTCCAGACGCCAATCCGTTTGGTTCATATTTAAGAAGTGACATTGATACTGCTCCAACTGGTCAAACTCGAACCACGTCTGACAGTGCTCTTCGATCAGATGGATTTGTTTTTGCTGTAAATGGTGGAGATGAGATACTTGAATTTAGTGCTATTTCAAGTACCTACACCAGCGTAAATTTGACTTGGTCAAATATTGAACTTTTAAATAGGACTGGAATAGCCGAAGGAAATTCTGGAATCTTTGAAATTGTTCTTGTGTATTCAAAAACTGGTTTTCCAGAAACTGTTTCAGATGGTGAAATTGTAAAAGTACAAACATATACAGACACTATTTATTCAGTGACGCATAACAATGTTGCTAGTGGTCGTTGGGCGTACTACTCGCTTTTCTTACACTGGAATCAGAACGGAACTGGTCCCGCAGGAATCAACTGGTATGAACGTGTAGCAACACTACAAGAGTTGGTTCCATATAACTACGGATCGTCCAACATTCTTTGGAACAGGATTCCTACACACCACCGAACAGCAGACGTGGAAGGCCGTAATGATGATCCAGAGGGTCAATCTCGTGGACATCTTCAAAGGTTTATTGACATCTTTGGTTTCGAAATGGATAGAACTCGAACCCTTATCAATTCTGTTATGACCCAGTATGACCCCAGCCTTACTGAATCAGAAAGCATTGATCAGTTGTCCAAAATGTTTGGTCTTGAAGTTGGTGTTCTAGATATTGGCGTTTCCCGCACACGTCAGATCCTTCAAGACATCGGGTACTATCGACAACGTAAAGGAACCATCGAGGCAACTAAGCAGTACATCACAGCGTTAAGTGGGTGCCGAGTTGATGTAGTTGAGTCTCCCACATCTCCTCGTTACACGTTCCGTGTGTATGCAGAGCGTGCAAACTTGGTGGCAGATTCTGAGTTTTACATCACTTCTGGAACTAAGAAGTGGGCATTGAGCACACAAAACGGTTCAGTCACTTACACTAAAAATGGATCAGTACTGACCATTACCAATGGGAACTCATCCTCAGCACAATTTGCACTTACCTCACTAGTTGCTGTTCCAGTTGATCCAGATACCGAATACTGGTCATCTGTACAACTGGGGGGAAGCGCCAGCGTCCACAGTGCCCATTGGTCTGCGTCTCCAGGCTGGGCAACCTGGTCTGGCTCCCCACAATATTCAAACGTGATGGCAACAAACCTATCTCCCACTGGTCGTCGTGTAATTCTTATGCCCAGCAGCGCAAGTACCGCAGCATACCCAGTTATGCGGTTTGGTCTTGGAGCAAGTGCAACTACCACTGTTAGTGAATGGATGGTCGAGCCAGTTGCGTATGGAAACTTCTTTAACGGAGACTCTGACTTTGGTGGGTTTATCTACCAAGATAACTTTGCTGACCACCAGTGGTCTGGAAGTGAGTATGCCTCGTACTCTACCTACAGTACAAATCGTAAAAAGACAATGCAGGCTATTGAAAAGTTGTTGCCTGACATCTTGCCCGTTACAGTTCTGCTTGACCCAAACATCAGTTACACAATTCAATACGATTGGATTCCAGGAAAGACATGAACTACATCATCTGTGCACTAGCCGTTTACAAACTTGTCCAACTATTTGATGCTCTGACACCACGGGAAGCAATGCCGTGGGTCAAGGTAGTCGTAGGTGTTGTTCTTTCCTACGGAGCAATCTTCGTCGTAGACTTTGATGATCGTTGGATTGCGGGTTTGACAGTTGCAACACTTGCAGGATTCGCACATGCGGTGCTACGATTGCTCACACTTGTGGGGGATATGGCTCACAAGAAGTCCATCACAAAATAAGGAAACACATGCATTACATCATTGGAGGGGCAGGTAACGCTCCTGAAAACGTTATTGAAGTTGGTCTTAAAGACATCAAGGAAGGTGGCACTTACCACTACCTGTGGACTGGAAAGCCTACCCCTGGTCAAGCAAGAGTCCTTGACTGGCTCATTGACCACAACGTCCCATTCATTGTTTACTCAGAGAATGGCAAGATTTCCCCTGCCGTAAAGCAAGCGGCAAAGGATTTCAGGCTTATCGGCAATCTGCTAGATGTTCTTGATCTGTACCCAGAAGGGCACGTCCTTGTCCTGTTTGATACTGACGAGAATGGGGAGCCCACCCAGTTCACCCAGCGCCTTGTCTTTGGGGGTG